ACGAACATGAAGTTAAAAGTACCAGAAATACCAAGAGGCATACCATCACTGAAACTCCCTTGTCCGAAAGGGTACACGAGAAAAACCGCTAGAGCTGCTGAAACTGGAGCCATGTAAGCAACAAAGATCCAAGGTCTCATACCTAAACGGTAAGATAGTTCCCACTGTCTCCCTGCATAAGCAGCCACTCCTATTAAGAAGTGAAAGACAACGAGTTGATATGGTCCGCCATTATATAACCACTCGTCTAGCGTGGCAGCTTCCCATATAGGATAAAAATGTAGTCCGATTGCATTTGAGGAGGGGACGACTGCTCCTGATATTATGTTGTTTCCATAGATTAAAGAACCGGAAACGGGTTCACGTATGCCATCGATGTCCACTGGAGGAGCAGCGATAAAGGCGAGAATAAAACAGGTGGTAGCAGCTAGTAAGCAAGGTATCATTAGCACTCCAAACCAACCTACATAAAGGCGGTTGTCTGTACTTGTTACCCAGTCACAAAACTTTTCCCAATTGGTTGTAGTGTCTCTTTGTACTGAGATTGCAGCCATGTGATTAATTAGTTTAAATGAATGTTTGAGCATTCCTCGTCCACTTTGGAGAGAAAAAATTCGATGAGATCCATCTTATTTTTTAAAGGTAAGTTCTCATCGAGTATCACTTTGTATCTTGCTTCGAGAAAATCAAAGCAACTCATCTTCCATTTAGAAGATGCCGGGTATGATCTGACCGGTAGTGGCATATGCGCCAATAGCAGCAACGAAACCAAGCATTGCAGCCCAGCCGTTAAAGCGTTCCGCTTCATTAGTCATAAAAGGATTGGTGTTAATTGGATAGTTTTCGATGACTCTTGCTGGAGTCTCGTTTGCGTAAATGTTCTGTTTACCGTATTCGGTAGTTCTCATAATAGTTCGGTGTGGTGGTTTACATATATGGCGAGGACGATACGATTCGGGTCGCCGCTATGTATTTAGAACTGTAAGTCTGAGTTATCTAGTCTTGTGAGGATGTCATTTCTGTATGCCTCATCTGTATCATAGCGTGGATCTCCCATCGCTGCGACAAGTTCTGCTTGAGATCTAAATACTTGACCAGAGGAAGAAGGTGCTCTGCCTTGTATCATCCTACCTTCGTACCCATTGGCGTCATTGTATTGAGATTGTAACCCTTGGAAAGCTATACCAATAGCCGCCGGATTACCTGAGTCAACTACAGAATCAAATGCGTCGATCTGTGCATCTGGAAGATTACTTGCAGCCCATTCTACAATTCTGTTGTAGTTAGCTTCTCCACCGGCTGAGTTCTGTACACTGTTTACTTGTGCTTCAGACAGCTCAACTGATTGTTGAGTAGCTTGAGGATTGTTAGCTTGGATGTCTAGGTAAGCGGCTACTAAATCTTGGCTACTCATTTCAGTAAACCTTTCAATAGTTTCGTCACTTAATGTTCCATCGTTAGCATAATACTCTTCTGAAGCTTCGTTTATTAAACTGACCGCAGGAGCATCATCAGATACCTCTTCATCGCTTTCTTCTTCTTCTGCATATCCTTCGTCACTTTCTTCGTAGTCGACTTCTTCGTCTTCTGTTTGTCCAAGTTTTTGTTGTAATGATAAGTAAGCTGACTCTAATTCTTCAGCACTTGAGTATTTACCAGCTAGTAATTGTTCTTGTTCTGCTACTAGCTTTTCTCCTACTGCTAAAGAGTCTTGTTCCTCTGCGGTTAAGACCTCTGCATCAGGAGTATTATCATATGATAAAGTTTCTGCCATTGTTATTCTGGTTGTGGTGGTTGTTGTCCGTCAGGCATCATGCCTGCTAGATTTTCTGAGTCAGCTAATTTGGAATTAGCAAACTGACCAGCTTGATTTAAGAGAGTTGCTTGTTGTTGCTCTTGCATCATTTGTTCTTTCTCACCTTGTAGCTGATCTGGAGTCTTAACAAGATTCAGTACATCAATACCTTGTGCAGCAGCTAGACGTTTAATAGCTTCCAGTGGGTTAATGAATTTCATTAATGATTCTGGTCCTAATGTCTGTGCAATAGTTTGCACGAACATTGTTAAAGCTTCTCTGTCTTGACCACGACCTAAAGCATTTACACCGGCTACAATAGCTGGTCTAATAATATCTTTAGGTAGTTTAGGTAGCTCATTAGTTCTTTGTAAAACTAATAAAGTTCTATCTAAATAAGGTATAAGAAAAGATACGGTTAACAAGCTGAAGATACCACCGAGCTGTTGCTCTAGCTCAAGCTGTGTAAGCCTGACTTCTTCTGCTGTTACTCTTTCTGCATTCCTAACATTCATAACTAGGAAAGCTTCAAGCAATCTTCTCTCTATAGTTTGAGACATCTGCGCAGCCGTTGAGAAGTCGGCAGTTTTACCTACCTGAACTACTTGTACATCTTCTGCACGCCCTTGCACGATTGCTCCATTTCCAGCCTTTGCGATAGTCGCTGGCTTCGTAGTTGAAGAGGGACTGACCAGAAAGATTACTTTACTGGCGGCAGCCGCGCCTTCAACTAGGGCTTGTGATAATCCTTCGAGAGATTTGAGATCACCAAGGAACTCTTCTACTCTACCACGTCCATACTGTTCTCCGTCTACCGAATTAAAGGTCAATACGAGCCAAGGGCTTGCATTCTTAGGAGCTGTACTACGTGATCCCGGGATTATCATATCTTCTACTTCTTGGTGCCATACCCATCTGCCGTTTTCTAGTTTCACGCACGTGTAAACTTCGACATCATCAGTATGATTACCATTTGTTTTATCAACGACTGTGTTGGGTTTTTTGACCAAAAGGTCATCACCGATTAAGTCTCGATTTATCAATTCCTTTGTAACTATTTCTAGGACGTTACCATTTCCGTCTCTGTTGACGACATACCTGTTAAGCGGATAGTTTTTGATACCATCTTTACTCATAAATAATAAAGCATTACCACCTACAATTAAATGTTTAAGTGCTTGGTGTATAACTACTCTATCATTTGATGCAGCGATATAGTCCATGACCATTCGTTCCATCTTAGATAAAGATAATTCCATTTCTGATTTTGCTTCAGGCGGTAGCTCTTCACCTAACTTATCCTCTCTTACCTGAAATTTAAAGAAGGAGCTTTGTGGTGGTAGTATTGCAAGCATTAATTTTGCTGCAAGTCCTACTACACATTTAGCTCCTACTGATTGCCACGGAATATTGAGAGTTTCGTGTGTAGGTCTTGAAGATGTATCGTCTTGAATTAAATACGGTAACGTGAGTTCAGAACAATCAACGGCTTTGTCTAGGAATTGTCGTCGATCTGTTACCAGTTGATTGTATCTCTCACGGGCTAACATTAGTTAACTCCTCCGGTACCACTTTGTCCGGTCATACCTGTATTTACTTTAGGATTTAATTTAATCCTTAGCGATCCTGTACCTTTTGAGTACTGGTTTTTATTTTTATTACCACGGTCATCCTTAGCTCTTCTTACCTGTGGGTTCACATCCTTAATCATTGGATCAGGAGGTGGTGTTGTAGGTGTTGGTGGCAATGGAGCTGGTGGTGGTGGTGGGAGTGGGGCTGCTGCTGGAGCTGGTCCGGGTCCTCCTAAACACATAATTAAATTTCCTCGTCTTCTATGGATTTTATGTAATCAATTACACTGGCTTGACCAGATCTATACATAATTGATTCGATTGATTCTTTTGGGTGAACTGGCTCCCACCCGAAGTTATCATCTAACTTCTGTATCAAGTCTTTAAGTCTTTCGTTATGAAGCTTAAGAGTATTGAGGGAGATTGACATTTGAGTGTTCAAAAAATGCTGGCATTCTAGCTGCCTTTGTTTGAGAAAATTCTGGTGCTTTGCCTTCGTACATTAATCTGTCGCTGGCATCCAACCAAAATTTTTTGTCTAAATATCTATCGGAATTCTGTTTCAAAGGTTCCATTACCCAGTTGATAGTTGCCTTCCTAAGAAGGTCAAGAGATTTACTAGGTGTGAGACCTAGCTCAGCACATACCAAACTGTTAGTTGCTACATGCACTTGCTCGTCTCTAGATATATCTGCTGATACTGTTCTTAATCCTGCGTCTCCACAAAATCTAAAGAACGGTAGTAATACAAAAAAGATTGCTCTCTCTGCTACTAACGCTTTACATAATGTGTGGTCAGGATGTTGTTCCCATGCTGCACGTAAGCGCAATGCTTCGGCTTCGGCTTTTTCATCTACGCCTAGTGCGTTGGTGATGTAACCAAGAGCAAGGTCATGTTTGATCTCGTCTTTTACGTTTGATTCTAGAAGTGCTCTAGCAGTGATGGGAACGTCTTTATCAAGTGCGTCTGTAATAAACTCGCCAACTGGTAACTCCATATGGCGTATTGCAAGAGCACGGTAGATGGTTTCTTCTGCACCTTCTTTTAGTTTTCCTTTAGATGTCTGTACTGGTGTCCAAGTTCTTTTTCTGGATAATAATTTTAAATAGGGATTCATTGCTCGCAGTCGCATTCAATTTTCATAGCTGGTTCTTCACTAAACAAACTTCCTAAATAATCTTGAACTTCAGTATCTCCTAATGCTGCGTAAGCATCAGTCTTATCCTGTGTATCACTCATTACCTGTAAGCTGTAGTAAAGAGAAGTCTGTGGTGATTTTAACCACTCTTCTATAAATGCTTCATCGTATGTCACCATGTCGCTCCAAGAGTTGAAGCTATAGCCATGAAGCAATCCTGTTCTGTCAAGCATAATCATTATCTGATCTGCCACTCTTTTATAATTAATCCATCCAACCTCGGATGCAATTTCGACGTCGCCATATCTTACCTGTTCAACACCAAACTCTCCTGAGTCTCTATCAACAACTCTGCTAATAGGTGGTGCTATTTCTGGTGTAGATGTATTTCCTTTTAGGTCTCTACTCCTGTAAGAACAACTGGCGGTAGGAGCTATCGCGAATGCTCGTTCCATGTTGTTCTCACGTGCTATGTTAGCTGCCTGTTGTATGCCGAGGAAGAGCTCACGTGCAGCTAATCCCGCGTAACCTTCGTAAGGCTCAGCGTTATTCGTCGCTGTAAGAGCCTTACCAAACTCGGCATAAGTTATGTTGTTGTTGGCGAGGAAGTTGGAAAGTCCAAGCATTCCGAGCCCAACTTGCCTGTCTTCTTCCGGGGGTAGGTATTCTCCAGTCCCTCCAACACCTGTTCTGCCATGAAGATCGCACAGCTCGGACATACCTTCACTGAAAGCTTGTCGTAAGTCGCCGATACGACAGGCACCGAGATTGACATGCTGGAGCAAGCAAGTTCCACGTGAGGGCAAGTAAACTTCCAAGCAGACATTCGAGCGAATTCGTTTTTCGTGTTTGTCATGTTTTATTTTTGATAACCAAATGTCTCCTCTTGCAATTCCTCTAATAATTGCTTCCTTGACTCGAGCTTCTGAAGTATCCCAGAGGATTTGGGTAAGGTCAACACATCGTTTGACCCATGGGAGTTCTTCTCTTTTGACTTGCACGAAGTCAATAATATCGGCGTGATTAATGTCAAGGTGAATAACGCACGCACCGTTGCGGTACGTACCACCGCGTCTAAGTATTTCATTTAATGTTGAGTAGATTTTTGCGAATGACACTGGTCCACTTGCAACAAGTGTATCAGGTCCTTTATTTGTTTCTGTTCCTGCCGGTCTAAGGTCCGACAAGTGGACTGCGACTCCTGCTCCATAGCGTAGAGCATGGCTAACAAAACGCCAGCTTGCTTCGATGCCATCACTTCCTTCCATTGAATCTTCTACATTGAAGATAGTACATGATACTGGAAGACGATTGGTGGGATTGTCAATCCATTGCTGAACTCGACCAGTTCTAGCGATTTTGTTGGGTGTTTGCATTTCGTTTTGCTTCTTTGAGTAAAGGTACTAATAAGTTATTAAATTTGAACAGTTGTTCCTGTAGTTTTAAGTATAGTTCTATCATCGTCTCTTTGTCAATCTCATACAGAGCTAACTCTATCTCCCTCATCTGTAGGTCTTGGTTCAGAGTTAATTTTGTAGTCTCGTATGGGGTTCCAGAGGATTGGTTCTTTTTTCTCATGGTCGTAGTCTGATGTAGTTAGTATGCGTGCAAGTCTTGCGTTTACTAACGCATCCTCCTCAGTCATGTCCTTATCTTCAAAGGTCTCAACGACTGCTTTCCATGTGTAACCTTTCAATTTAAAGATCTGTTCAGCACGTTTAACTCCAACCCCCGGCACGCCCGAGTAACCGTCTGTATTATCGCCAGCGAGTGATTGGATTAAATGCCATCTTGCTCCTTCGTCAGGAGAAATAGTAACTGTCTCTTTAAAATCATATAGTTTACCGGGAATCTGTCTCATGTCTTTATCAGGAGAGACAATAATGTTTCCGGGATATTTTGTAGCGTAAATACCTAACGCATCATCTGCTTCAAGTGTATCTTTTAGAATAACTTTGTATTTTTTACGTAATTCCTGTATGACACGTTTAAATCCACAGGGCTTTTTTCTCTGTCGATGACCCTTGTATTCTGGCAAGATTTTTTTCCTAAAATTATTAGGACTTGTAAAAAACAAGATCATTTCATCGTCAAACGAACCAAGATCTTTTTGGACTTTATCTAAATCTCTCTTAACACATTTCATTGCATCTGAGAAATTAGAAGTAACAACAATAACGTCATCACCAAAATCCATTTCGGTTTCGGCGGCTGCACAGCATTTATATACTATGTAGTCGCAATCAATTAATAATTTCATATTTAATGCACGTCATGCCATGTATTACCGTGTTTTGATTCAGCAGCAATGGGACAACGTAAGTTGTAGTACTCACCAGCTAATATAGCTGATGCTTCTAATCCATACTTTACTCTGATGATGGATTTAGTCTCGCATTCGTATTGAAGTTCATCATGTACGAAAGCTAGTTGATGTG